CGAGCTTTCGCTCGTTCCGCTTCCATAGCTAGGAGAACTCTCGTTATGCCACTTACATATTACAACAAAGATCGTTATCAGTACAGGAAGGTGCCTGAAACCGTCGCTGACTGGACCCTCTCCATCGTTCCGCAAAACGGAATTGCTGGTGAAGGGGTAAAGCCACCGATTGTTAAGACACCAAAGCCCTGGCCTGCTTTTCGATCCCCGTTGCCTTATGAGCGCCTCATGAGGCGTTTTAGTGGCGTTACCACTGTTGCTGAGATTCGGGAGTCCTATTCTGGACAACCATTCAACCGTCATAGGTGGATTGGTCCGATTAATCATAACAGTGGAGAGAATTATCCAAGCCTTCCCGTTTTCCCGGATAATCTCCGTGGAAGAGCGGTCAATGAAGCGTTAAACTCCCTAAAGGGGCAGAAGATTAATCTCGCCGTTGCTTTTGGCGAGAGAAAAGAAACTGCACGCTTTGTTGGTGAAACCCTGCAGGATGCTGTTGGGTTGATGAGGGCTTTACGGAAGAAGGACTTGAAGGGCCTTTATAGGAAACTCAAGTCCCGGCGTAAACGGCAGAGATATGCGAAAGATGCCCTTGAAAAGGCAATCGCCGCACCATCTCAGCTGATCCTGAAGAACTCCTACGCACTTGGCCCGCTTATGCAGGACATTTACGGAGGAACAGAGGCTCTAGTCGATGCGGATTTGGCTTATCCGGAACGATATGGAGTCAGTGTTAAGAAGTATGTCCGGGAGAAGATCATGAGAGAAGTTTCTTTCACTCATGGTGTTTCAAACGGTTATGCTCCTTGCATTCGTCAGGATTCGGGTATGCATGGGTGTATGGTCCGATTGGACTATTACCTAGAAAACCCGTTGCTCAGGTCCCTTGCGCAACTCGGCGTAACAAATCCCGCTGAGTTGGCGTGGGAACTGATTCCGTTTAGCTTCGTCTTCGATTGGGTTCTCCCGATCGGCTCCTATCTTGGAGCCCTGGACGCAACGCTGGGTCTAACGTTTAGATCCGGTTCGCGCTCAGAGTTGACGAGAGTGTACCATAAATTTATACCTAATGGGAAGATCTACTGGACTGGGTCATACGCTAATTCTCAGTGTATTGAATATAGCGTCACTGGCTCAGGAAAGCAGGTTTTCATAAAAAGGTCGATTTATGGTTCAAGCCCAGGCCCCGTGTTCCCATCTTTTAAGAACCCGGCAAGTCTGTCACACGCGCTGAACGCGCTTTCGCTCGTTCAGCAACTCCTCAAATCCTATAAATAAGGATCAGCAAATGGCAGCTCATGCCAGTTTCATTGCCGCGGACCAAGTCCCGGCCAACCATACTTTCACCCGCGTCGACATCGACGGCCAGACGGTGAGGTTCCAGGAACGTACCGGTACTTCCTCGCTTGCGTGGAAGAACTGGGTTAGTTCCATCCGAGCCCCACTGCCCGGCAACGGAGTGAAGGTGTACAAAGTCGTCGAGCGCTTCACGATGCCGATTACGGCTGACGAAACGATCAACGGCGTTACCGTTCCGAAGAAGGTTCGTGAATACGTGGCTGAAACCACGTACATGATCCCTGCGGACGGTACCGACGCGGAGCGTCAAATGTTTGAGACGATCTACCGCAACGGCCTGGCCAGCACCACGGTCCAGGACAACACTCGCAACCTTCTGCCTCTGAATGGACCGTAATAAGGTCTACCAGATAGGAAGGATCTTGGCGCTACTGTCAACTTTTGTTGACAGTATTGTTCTCTTTTTAAGGAGTAACAAAAATGAAGTTCACAAACCTCAACGTAACGAAGATAGGCCGCAATGAGTTCTACATCGAGGTACAAGAATGTATTTCACGTGCGGGATTGCTTCGCAACACCCGCAAATGGAGTACATATGTATCCTCGATTGCAGACGCTCAAAGCGTTCTGTCTTTGTTTCCGAATCGGGATTGTCAACGCATTGGCACCTCGACGCGAGTCGCTCACCGCTTCCGGTCCACCAGGATCGGAGACCTCTGTTTCACCGTTAGGTGGGACGGGGGTGCGGGGAGCGTCCCAGGGCCGCTTCACCCGGAGATTCGTAAGAATCCTCGGAAGGTGGCTTGGGACCTTGTTCCTTTTAGTTTTAGTCTGGATGATATACTCGCCCGCGTTCGCGCGGGCGGGAAATCTCCAGATGTTAACGAAGGAGAAGGCTGATGGCCGGCGGTGTTACGTCTTCGAAACAGCGTCAGTCACATGTGGAGACCATAGGCCTTGCCGAGCGTATCTATTGCTCGAAGAGGTCCGAGCTGAGCTCTTACCTGAGTTCCCACCTAGGTGGGTCAGGGAAAGAGATTGTCTCTGCTTCCGTGATCCCGAAGGATTATGGAAATGCGTACGACTTTTCTGGAGACTACCTTTGTGCAGAACTGATGTCGAAGTACCCTTCGTGGGACCTCGGCATCGATCGTGCTGGGGTAGCTTTACAGAAATTCAGCTCGTCTGAACTCCAATGCTCCCTGGCCAACAGGAGGCTGATTGACCTTGGTGCTAACAGTTTACTTACTGTTAGTACGATGCGCATCCTTGAGGATGCCCGTCGGAAAATCCAAGATCTTCTCGGTCCTTTTAGTTGGTTAGAAGCAGCGGAACATTTCAGACATGGTCCCGGCGCAACTACCTCTAAAGGTAGGAAGCATCGAGACTTGTACTATAAAATAAGGGACTTCAGTCCTAATTGTAGTTATACCTTGGTACCGATCCTCAACCTACTACGTTGCATTGATCCCTTATGGGATTTTGAGCCACGTGTGGTTGGGGGGAGCAAGGTAGTCACCGTGCCAAAGTCAGCCAAGACGGACCGCACGATCTGTATTGAACCTGACTTAAACGTTATGGTTCAATTAGGGATCGGGCGCTGTATCCGTACAAGGCTGAGGAGAGTAGGGCTGCTCTTTCCGAACAGTCAAGAGATTAACAATCTCGCTGCAAGGGAAGGAAGCATTACTGGGCAACTTGCAACAGTTGACCTGTCATCAGCATCCGACACTATCTCGAAAGAATTAGTGCGAGCTCTGATGCCTCACGACTGGCTCCAGGCCCTTGAGCAGGCTAGGACACCGGTCGCACTTCTCGGAGGGGTTGGTATCCCTCTTGAGAAGTTCTCTGCGATGGGGAACGGCTATACGTTTGAACTTGAGACCCTGATTTTCTGGTCGATAGCTAAGGCTATAGTTGCTGCCTGTCCAGAGTGGAATCAACGCGTGCTCGTCTATGGTGATGACATCATCGTGGACGTACGAGCAGTCGGCCTCCTCCAGGAGGTGTTCACAGAAGTAGGATTCACGATGAATCCTGATAAAACTTTTGTGGACGGACCGTTCCGTGAGAGTTGTGGTAAACACTACTTTCATGGCGTTGATGTAACTCCTTTCTATCTGCGTAAGGAGCTTAGGTCCCCGCTGGAATGGATGTGGGCGGCGAACACAGTTCGTCGCTACGCCCGTTACAGCGTATGGGGACTTGACTCGGACTATCGCCTTGCATATGAGTATGCACGGTCGAAGGTCCCACAGAGCCATCGGGTAGTAATACCAGATGGTTACGGCGATGGCGGCCTTATCGGTGATTTTGATGAGGCCTGCCCTCAACGTGCTCCCCACGGTCTTGAAGGTTGGCGCTATCGAGCGATTTCAGCTCGGGCGCTTTCCAACGAGGTACGTGGACTGCCTCGTATAGCGAAGTCGCTATACCAAATCGGGGCAGGAGCGGAGGAGTTGGGTAAGGAAGTTTTATCTCCTTATCCACGGATATCTCCAACCGATGGGGCGTTGCGAATGGTTCGGGCTGAGAGTTTCGATTCAGCCGTCCCGTTCAAAACGCGTTACCACTGGAAGGATAATATCTGTTCACGTTGGCCTTCTTACGGCCCTTGGCTGTAAGTCGTATTTGGTCAATCCTTTGACCTGGGTGATCTCACTTTAGTGAGGTCGATAGAATCTTTGATTCTTTG